GTACGATCCAGATATGGATCAGATGTTGTTTTATTTGCCGCTATCTGGTTCTACATTTAAGAAAGTATACTTCGATCCAACGAAACAACGCGCTATAGCTAAGTTCATTCCTGCACAAGACCTTGTCGTTTCATACGCTGCATCTGATTTAGCAACAGCTAGCCGTGTGACCCACGTTTTACGCATGGATCTCAACGATGTTGTGAAAATGCAGTACGCAGGTATGTATCGTGACGTTGATCTGTCTGCATCTGAGGATGTAGAAGAGGATCAAGTACGCCAGAAGGTAAACGAATTAGAGGGATTATCTAAGAATTACAGCGATGATGTGCTTAATATCTTGGAAATGCACGTTGATTTAGACCTCGAAGGGTTCGAGGACATGGATCCAGAGACTCAAGAGCCTACAGGTATCAAGCTCCCGTACATCGTAACACTGGACGATTCGTCTGGTTCGATCCTATCTATCCGTCGTAACTACGAGATGGAAGATATCTTCAAGCGTAAGCGCCAGTATTTCGTACACTACAAGTTCATGCCTGGTCTTGGGTTCTATGGCTTCGGTCTAATCCACATGGTTGGTGGACTTGGTAGAGCGGCAACGAGCCTCCTACGTCAGCTTATCGATGCAGGAACACTCGCTAACCTCCCTGCCGGTTTTAAAGCCCGTGGAGTGCGTGTACGCAACGCAGATGAGCCATTACAGCCTGGAGAGTGGAGAGACATTGACGCCCCAGGAGGAAGCATTAGAGACGCTATCGTACCGCTGCCATACAAAGAACCATCAGGTACACTGGCTACTTTACTGGGTGGACTGGTGAATGACGGACGTCGGTTCATTGCATTAGCCGATCAACAGATCTCGGACATGGGTCAGGAGACTCCTGTCGGAACTACAGTAGCTATGTTGGAACGCGGGATGAAGGTTATGTCCGCGATTCATAAACGATTGCACTACGCTCAGAAAACAGAGTTCCGTTTACTGGCGCGTATCTTCTCTGAAAACCTCCCTCCTATGTACCCCTACGAAGTAGCGGGCGCACAGGCGCAAGTTAAAGTAGAAGACTTTGATGCTCGGGTAGACGTCCTCCCAGTCTCAGACCCTAACATCTTCTCCATGTCGCAACGTGTTACACTCGCGCAAACTCAGCTCCAACTGGCGCAGTCTAACCCGCAGATGCACAATCTGCATGCCGCATATAGAAGAATGTATCAAGCATTAGAGGTGCAGAATATCGACGAGATCCTACCACCGGCTCCAGAGCCTATGCCTCAAGACCCTGCTACGGAGAATGCGGCTATGATTGGCGGTAAAACACCACAAGCATTCCCTCAACAGGATCACGACGCGCATATTCAAAGCCACTTGGCTATGCTCGAACTTGATATACTACAACAAACACCGGCAGTTCTGGCCGCAATCTTCAGTCATGTGTTCCAACACGTCAGTATGAAAGCTAGAGTTATGGTTCAAATGGAGATGCAGCAGATGCAACAAGCGCAGATGCAAGAGCTACAACAGCAGATTGCTCAGATTACAAACCTAGTTCAAGCAGGAGCATTGCTCCCTGAGATGGCGCAGTCACAGATTGCTCAACTGCAACAACAGATGCAACAGTCTCAGATGCCCCCAGATCAAGTGGAGGCTCGAGTTTCACAGGTTGAATCAGAGTTGCTACAAGAGGTTATGCCTCTACTGACATACAAAGGTGAAGGTGGCGCAGAGCAAGATCCGCTCGTAACTATCCGTATGCAGGAACTAGCAATCAAGGAGATGGAAGCTTCGCAGAAAGCACAGATGGAACAAGCTAAACTACAGCTAGACCAGATGAAGCTAGAACAACAAGCTACTACTGATTCCGCTAGGCTAGAACTTCAAGAGCAGATCGCTGATGATCGCAGTGAGGTAAACAGGGAACGCATTGACGTGCAACGTCAGGCTATGGAAAGAAGATGACCCGCGGTCTTCTAGCGGCTATACTAATTATGATCGGCGGGGTTGTATCCGCCGACGATACAATCAGAACTGATACAAACAGCACTATAACTTCTGACGGTTCGATGGATACCACCATCAACAGTCCGCCGCCTTCTGCGATTTCTCCGCAGATTAGCGCAAGCAACTCTGACCTATGTACTGTAGGTGTCGCGGGGGCGGTGCAGACACAGATCCTAGGTATATCCGCAGGTAGAACTGTACGAGACATGAACTGTGAAAAGCTCAAGAACGCCAAAACCATGTACGACATGGGGATGAAAGTGGCAGCTGTATCCGTAATGTGTCAGGACGAAAGAGTGTTTGAAGCCATGCTTAATGCGGGGACGCCCTGCCCCAAGGATGGATTGGTGGGAGACAAAGCTAGGCTTGCATGGGAGATGGAAGCAGTTAAGGAAGAAATACAAAGAGATCAGAACAATCCTATGAGAAAGATGTTCAATGAAAACGTTGAAACAAAAACAGGTCTTAGTGTTATTATTAGCACTTTGGCCTTCTTACTCTTCTTGTGATCCCTATAGCTATGGGGCAACAGGGAACGCCGCGTCCACAGCACTAAGCTGGGGGATGGGTTCTGTCTTGCCCGATATTCCAGGCATAGACATAAACGGTCTTTTATACAGATATACCACGGTCAAGAACCCAGAAGATGATATGAAAGTCCACGTTGGAAATAAGAACGCTAGCGGAGACGGCTATATCTTTCGAGAAACCGACGACTGGTCGGGAGTTCCCGGCAACACCATCGTTAAATCTTTTCCCCTTTCTAACATTCCGGCTACCAAATGGGGTGACGGTTCAATTGACATTGAAGGGAAAGGTTCGGTCAAAGATGCTGTGGTTATATATAACTATAGGATCGACGAGTGCTTTGAACCGCAGTCTAACCCTAACTGCCCAGGATATGTGAAACCTATGCCTGTTATACCTGTGATTGAAGTCTATGATGCACTGGAAGATGACGCTGTTATGGACGCTATAGACGCCGACACAGACTTTCAGTATGATGAAGACGGAGAGTTGATACTTTCTGAGGAGGAAGAGGAAGAAGAAACCAGAATTGAAATGGGGCTGACGGCATCTGCCAATGCGTTGACTCTATTTAAAACGCAAGGACAAGATCAGATCATTATGGCTATCAATCAACAAACTAATCTTAATATGTATTACAATGCATCTATTAACGGTGGTTCGTATGCTGATGCCCCTGGTCTTGCTGATTCAGAGATACCTGATAACAAGAAAGCCCTTCGCAATAATTTGGCACAACAGATTCTGCATGAGAAGATGGTCGATATGCAGTATAACAAATGAGGTTTAATATGAAATATTCTATTGCAATACTTTCACTATGCGCGTTTCCTGCATTAGCTAACGTCGAGATTACAGGTAGTGTAGAAGCTAAATGTGTCATTCAAACAACTAAAAGCGGTGTATACGGAAACCCGATTGCTAGTAAGTTAAGCACTACTCCTGCTGACGGGGGCGTATTGCCAGTAATTAGATACGATGTGTCTATTGCGGATTCTTACACAGCTAACATAACGCATCCAACATCGTTTAGTTCTTCCCCTACACTAACAGACACATTAGCGTGGACAGGAAGCACAAGCGTAACGCAAACGTCTGTTTCTGGTATGTCAGCATATGAAGCGGCTAAAGTTGTAGTAGACAACACCACAATCTTTGATCTCACACTGGCGGGTTCAACGTGGTTCTCTACTGCTTCTAGTGCTGTGTACGGTTCAGCTAAACCGTTTCCCGGAGGCAACTACACTGCGGTTGTGCAGGCCAGTTGTGTCGCTAAGTAAGTTAACCATAATAGGTATGTTAGCTGCTTTTAGTGCGTCCGCGCATGAAATGACGCCTGCTTATCCAGAAGTAAAGATGTCTCACGTTAAAAACGTAGTTAAAGTAGAGATGTCTTTGTTTAACTCTAGGGAAGAAATAAAGTACTATCAGGTCGATTTATTTGATTTAAACTGGATGCCTATACCTTTTTCTACGCCGTATAGAATTATGAAGGTTGATTATAAAGAACATAAAGCTTTTGATGTCTACATAAGGAAGAGAGATTTACCCGAAGCAGTCTTTCTATGTACAACCTCAAAGGTGAGGAAAACTAATATATCTAGGACACTTGTTTCTTCTACAATATGCTCAAGGCTAGACGGAGAACCTGCATGAGATTAGCGTTAGCTCTTTGTGTTTTATCGAGTTCTGTTGTGGCCGACAATAGCTCTCTTTCGCTTGCTTTGCCAAGCCCGCCAATGAACTATCAATCGGATTCGTTTTCAACGGGTAGTACACGGTGCAGTAATGCTGTAGGTGGAGGTGTAAACTTAGAATATGGCGTAACAGGTGTTCTTTCTGGCCTAGATACTGACAGCCGTGGCAAAGATATAGGCGTATACGCACGTATTGTTATACCCTTGGATAAACCCAAAGCCCGTATCAACTGTGACGATCTCTATCAGATCGAGTTGGCGCAACGCAGACTAGAGATACAAAAGCTACGTGATGAGATAGAAGCACTGAAGAACTTACAAAATGCTAGCGGTGAAATGGAGTTTGAAAACTAATGGATACTACCAAGATAGCAGATAACATTGACGGACTTGCAGATCGAGAGTTTAAGACAGGTGGTATGAAGTTATCATTTGGTTCTATAATGGCTATACTTGCGTTCTTATCTACAGTGGTAGGTGGTTTGTACGGTGGGTTTGTTATGTATCAAAAAATAGAAGAGGTCGCGGGGCTAGACCTAGGTGCTTACCAACAAGCAATGGATGTGATGGATGCCAAGGTGACAGGCATATCTGAAAAAGTTGAAGAGTCAGTAGAATACAGCCGCGATATTAAAAACGGGTTGCGTTCGGACATATTAAGCATCGAGAAGCAAACGGATCGTGTGGAGGATATGGTTCGTGAATCTGAAGACAAGGTTCGTACTATGATAGATAATGCAGAAGTTCGCTTTGAAAATCAACGAGAACGTGTTAGGGTTTCACAAAGTGGCGCTATGAAAGAGCTTGAAGAAAAACTAATGGATAAGATCCAGAGGGCTCTAGATAACCCTCTTGCAGACTAGGAGAAGCACATGACTGAGTTTGAAAAAGCTGATGTAGACGGTAATGGTTCGATAGATCAAGCCGAGTGGGATAGACTGGCCTTAGAAGATAGAAGGCTGAAGATGGCAGATGACGATGCTCAAAGAGATGCACAACGCAAGATGGCATGGTTTGCATTATTTGGTATGTTGCTGTACCCTTTCGCAATAATTATTTGTAATGTGGCTAATCTTGATGAAGCCATGAAGTCGCTAGCTTCTATTGCTGGTGTGTATTTTGTTTCTGTTGCGGCTATCGTTGCTGCCTTCTACGGCAAGGAAGCCTACACAAAAGGAAAGGAAAATAACTAATGATGGGACTAGGATTACTAGGTAAGGTCGCTGACTTAGCCGGTACAATGATCGAGGGCAAGACTGCGGTTAAGCAGGCTGAAGCTCAAACAAAAATGAAGATTGCCACTGGAGAACTAGATTGGGATCTAGCCGCAATGAAGGCCACAGAGAATAGTTGGAAAGACGAATGGATTACACTTTTGTTCAGTATTCCCCTTATTTTGGCGTTCTGTGGGGACTGGGGTAATCAAATAGTACAAGCAGGGTTTGCCGCATTAGCGGATATGCCTGGTTGGTATCAGTATTCTTTAGGTGGAATAGTATCTGCAAGTATTGGTATGCGTGGTGTCAGTAAGTATTTTGGGAATAAAAAATGAAAGAGAACTTCAATAAGTGTTTAGACATGCTACTTGCCCACGAAGGAGGATTTGTAAATCATCCCGAGGATCCTGGAGGTATGACTAATCTTGGTGTCACCAAACGTGTGTACGATGAATGGATTGGTCGAGAGTCTACTGAACAAGAGATGCGGGACTTAACGCCAGAAGATGTAGCTCCGATATATAAAAAGAACTACTGGGATCGAGTTAAAGGCGATTCACTTCCTTCTGGTTTAGACTGGGCCTGTCTGGACTGGGCCGTGAATTCCGGATCTGGTAGACCTGCAAAAGCTGTGCAACGTGCAGTTGGGGCTACGCAAGACGGAGCCATAGGACCAAAGACGTTAGGTCTTATTATGGAGAAAGATCCCGCTGAGATAATAAATTATGTTTACGGCGTCCGTCAGGACTTCTATAAGAGCTTAAAGACGTTTGAAACGTTTGGGCGTGGATGGACAAGACGTAATAAAGAAACATTACACCAAGCCTTAGAAATGATATAGGAGAGTAAAATGCCCGTACCAAAGAAATCCCCAGAGCCTAAGTTACGCCCTAAGTACTTAGGGTTAGATCAAGAGTCTATTAATGAAATAGAAAACATGGAAGCGGAGGATAAGATGATTATCACCGATGACGACACAGGTGAAACTCAAAAGTTCAGCTATGGTGGCGATGTTCGTTTCAATGCTAACCGTGGGAAAACATACTAATGCCTACAATCATGATCAGTATCATGCCGGATGGTATTCCGGTAGATAAGATGGACGGGGACAACGATGGTCCTAGCTGCCCATCAGCTACTCAGGATGGTGAGATCAACGATGAAAACCGTATGTCCGCAGAGGAACAAGCGTCTTATCGTGATCCATCGGCAGACGGTGGCTTTAAATTAACAGAAGTTTGCGCTAATTGTGGCGCATACAATCAGACAGAAGACATGCTAGACTGCATCGGAGATGACTCTGGTGATCTAGGATACTGTCAAATATATAAGTTTATGTGTCAATCAAGCAACACTTGTAACGATTGGGTGAAGGGCGGACCGATAAAATCGGTTGCAGAGAACTCAGAAAGAGATATTCTTTAATGGATGTTGTTGATTTTGCAAAACATATGTATAAGGTACTACAAGAGCGCGAACAAGATATTGCAAGTGCTCTTGCCGGTGATGCTTGCAAAGACTGGGAGCATTACAAACTCATGGTAGGTGAGGTACGGGGCCTGACCTACGCTCGTGAGGAATTTAAAGCCCTGCTGGAAAGAACCGTAGACGATGACGAAGACTTTATTAGTACCTGACCACGTCGCGCAGAAAATGAACAAGGAACGGGAGAAGGCTAAAGCCGACTCATCCGCTGTGAATAGCGCATACGTTGACGCAACCGAGAAGGTATTAGATCCTTCTCTATTAGATAAACCCCTTTTGGAAAGATTACCGCAGCCTACGGGATGGCGTGTATTAGTGATGCCTTATCAAGGTGCCGTTAAAACACAAGGTGGTCTGCATATTCCGGACGAAATTAGAGCTCGTGAAGCCGTAGCAACGGTTGTTGCGTATGTTCTAAAGATCGGTCCGCTAGCATACAAAGACCCAAATAAATTTGGAGAAGGCTCAGATGCCTGGTGCAAAGAAGGTCAATGGGTATGTATCGGACGATACTCTGGATCACGATTTAAGATTGACGGTGGAGAGGTTCGTATCATTAATGATGACGAAGTGATCGCTACAATTCTTGAACCTGATGATATTAAACAAGTTTAGGGGAGTGCCATGAACGAAGAAGCACAAGAAATTATCGAAGAAGAAGAAGGTGTTGAGATTGAACTAGACGCTGAACCTTCTGAGGACAAAGAGGAAGAGACGAAAGTCGAAGCCTCCAAGGAAGAACCTGCCGAAGAAAAACCGGATGAACTGGAGAGTTATAGTAACAACGTTCAAAAACGAATCAAGAAGCTTACCGAGAAATATCGGAAAGAAGAACGAGATCGTGAAGAAGCTGTTCGTATGGCTCAACAATTATTGAGTGAAAACAACAAGTTAAAGTCTCAAGTTAAGAACTTAGACAAAGGCTACGTTAACTCAGAAGAGTCACGCTTAGAAGCTCACGCGGATGCGGTTAAACGTAAATACCGTGAAGCTTATGAAGCAGGGGATTCGGATGCGATGTTTGAAGCACAAGAACAATTGTCTAAGATGGCTGTTCAGCAAGATCGTGTTCGCACAGCAAGACAACGATTGGAGCGAGAGGTTGAAGAACCAGAACAGACGGCCGCTCCTGTCACACCAACAGCCCCACCTGCGGCTAAACCAGATGCACGAGCCGAAGATTGGGCGAGTAAAAATGAATGGTTTGGTTCAGATGAGGTTATGACTTATGCCGCGTTTGGTTTACATAAACGACTTGTAGAGGAAGAAGGGTTTGACCCGACGACCGAAGAGTACTACAATGAAGTAGACAAGCGTATTCGGATAGAGTTTCCACAGAAATTTCCGAAGGCTAAGAAATCGGGCGGAGCACAGGTCGCACCTGCTGGCGCTTCAGCTACCCGCAACACTGCAAAACAGGCGCGTAGGTCGGTGAAACTCTCACCCTCCCAAATTGCGATGGCGAAGCGACTAAACGTTCCGCTTGAAGAATATGCAAAGTTTGTGAAGGAGTAAGACAAATGACTGACAGAAAACCACGCGAAAGCGTAACACGCGAAAAAGAAACGCGCCGTAAACCATGGGCACCGCCCAGTCGCCTTGCTGCACCAGAAGCCCCTGCGGGTTTTGTGCATCGTTGGATTCGAACTGCAATGCGCGGTGAAGACGATAAGATGAACGTCAACACCAAGCTACGCGAAGGATGGGAACCCGTTCGTAAGGACGAGTATCCAGACTATGAAGCTCCCACTATTGACGAAGGTCGATTTGAGGGCATCATCGGACAAGGTGGATTGATGCTGTGTCGCATACCTGTAGAAACCGCCCAAGAACGATCCGAGTATTACGGGAACCGGACCCGCGAACAAATGGTAGCAGTTGATCAGGATTTAATGAAGGACCAACATCCTTCAATGCCGATAACTAATAATCGGCAGAGTCGTGTATCCTTCGGAGGCTCACGAAGAGACTCCGAGTAACTTTTATTGAGGTGCTATTATGGCAAATTCTAACGGATCCTTTGGGCTACGACCCATTGGGAAAATTGGCCAACAAGCCAATTCTACCGGGGCAACGGAATATCGCATAGCTCCAGGTAACACAAACAAGCTATACCAAGGTCAGCCGGTAATACCGACTGCGGCTGGTGTAATTGACGATCTACAAGCTGCGGCTGGTGGTACTGTCTCTATTGTTGGTGTGTTCTGGGGATGTGAATACGTTTCTTCTACAACAGGCGCAACTATCTGGTCTAATACATGGCCAGGTGCTGGTGCTGATACCAACTACCCTGTCAAGGCTTTCGTCTATGACGATCCTATGCAGACGTTCACAATCGCTACATCTAACGTAGTGGCTGCGGCAAACACTGAAGCGGAAGTACGCGCAGCAGTATTTGCTAACATCGCGTTTGCAGGTGGCAATAGCGGTAGTGATACTACAGGTATCTCTTCAGCAACTGCTGACCTAAACACAATCGCTACCACAGCGGCGTTATCTATGCGTATTATGGGAGTCCAAGACGACCCTAGTAATTCAGATTTCACTGCAGCTGGTATTCCATTAATCGTTCGCTTAAACAACCATTTCAATGCTCCAAACGGAAGTATTGTACAGGGCACTGTTTCTGTGACTGGCGTATAAGGGGGCTAACAGATGGCTATATCACGCGCACAACTAGCGAAAGAGCTAGAACCCGGTCTTAACGCCTTATTTGGCATGGAGTACAACCGGTACGAAAACCAACATTCAGAGATCTTCACTACTGAATCTTCAGACCGTGCGTTTGAAGAAGAAGTAATGTTGGCTGGATTTGGTGCGGCACCTACTAAATCAGAAGGTTCTGCAATTAACTTCGACGACGCTAACGAAGCATTCACTGCTCGTTACAACCACGAAACTGTTGCACTTGCATTCTCAATCACTGAGGAAGCAATTGAGGACAACTTGTACGACCGTTTAGGCAGTCGTTACACACGCGCCCTCGCAAGATCAATGGCTCACTCTAAGCAGGTTAAAGCTGCCGCTGTATTGAACAATGCGTTCACAGGTGGTGCTTCTGCTGGTGGTGACGGCGTTGCTCTTTGTGCAACTAACCACCCGTTAACAAACGGTGGAACACTAGCAAACACTCCGGCTGTTGCTGCTGATTTGAACGAAACTTCTTTAGAAGACGCTCTAATCAACATCGCAGGCTTTGTGGATGAGCGTGGTCTAAAGGTTGCGTTACGTGGAACGAAGTTAATGATCCCACGTCAATTGCAGTTTGTTGCAGAACGTTTGATGGTATCTAACCTACGTGTAGGTACTGCGGACAATGACACAAACGCATTGCGCTCAATGGGAATGTTACCAGAAGGTTATGCAGTCAACGACTTCCTAACTGACCCTGATGCATTCTTCATCAAAACAGACGCGCCTCGCGGCTTTGTTCACTTTGAAAGAACTCCGCTATCCACTAACATGGAAGCAGATTTCGACACAGGTAACATGCGCTTTAAGGCTCGTGAGCGTTACAGCTTTGGATTCTCAGATCCACGTTGTGTATTTGGTTCACCAGGTGCATAATCTGTAAACTATAGTTTTTTGTGAGGGGCTGCTTCGGTAGCCCCTTTCTTTTTGGTTTAATGTGTTGTATTGTTTTTGTAATGGGCATCATATTAGCTTTGTAGACAGGTATCCGCCCGCCTGACGTTGCATAGACTACAAGGCAAATCCTTATGCAAAGGGTACTAAAATGGCATCGACTACATTTTCAGGTCCAGTGACTTCAACTGCTGGCTTTATTGGCGACATCGTCGTCCCAACTTACACCGTAGCAAACGCACCCTCCGCCGCTGACGCAGGCGCGGGCACTGTTGTATTTGTTTCAAACGGCGCAGCAGGTTCTGCGATATTGGCTTTCTCTGACGGAACAAACTGGAAGCGTTCTGACACAGGTGGCACAATAGCAGCATCATAAGGGGTAGGTTATGAGTAGATTCAAACCTGCATCCGAAGAAGAACTAGCGGCTAGAGGAATCAAACCCGCTAAAGTTCGCGCACGAAATGAGAACGGTACGCTTAAAGCGGATGATCCTTCTACGCCTAATGTAAATGAGGCGTGGGAAGAAAAGCCTGCAAAAAAACGTGGACGTCCTCCGAAAAAAAAGGATTAACATATGTCAGGTCCAGTAACCGCATATAATTGGGTTCAAGGCACAACCGCCGCAATTGTCGGTCCGAGCCGCGCTCGTTTGCGTCAAATAGTTATTTTTGCCGCTGCCGCTGGGGAGTTTACTCTCAAGGACGGAAGTGCAAGCGGAGATGTTTTGTTGACACAGAAGTTCCCTACGGGGCATCATGTAATGAATATACCTGATAATGGGATTATATTTAAAGATGGTGTTTTTGTAGCGGCATTTACCGGTTCGACTAACCAACTAACAATTTTCTTGTCTTAGGAGAAGAATATGGTCGGCAGTGAAGTAACGGCTTTTCACTCACATACCTCGGCGGCGTTAGTAGCTCGACGTTGCCGATTACAAGCTGTTGTTGTCACGTATGAAAGCGGCGCGTCAGGGGACATTGTATTATATGACAATGCCTCGGCGGCATCAGGTAAGGTATTGCTAGAAGTAGATGAGACAACTCAGGGAACAGATGAAATATATATTCCTGGAGACGGTATACTAGCTAAAAAAGGTGTGTATGCATCTTTACCGAGTAACGCAAAAATAACAGTGTTTGTGGAGTAACGATGGCGAAGATTGATAAATCGAAGATGAAATGCAACAAACCTAGACGTCAGGTTTCTGGGGGTAAGAAGTTTGTTGTAAAGGCTTGTGACAAAGGCAAGGAAAAGGTTATTCGGTTTGGGGACGCCAATATGAAGATTAAAAAGTCTAACCCAAAAAGACGTAAGTCCTTCCGTGCAAGGCATGGGTGTGACACAAAAAGACTAGACAAACTAACGGCCAGATACTGGTCGTGTAAGATGTGGTGATGCGTATGGATCAAAAAATTATTGGAAGTGTCGTGTTAGCGGCAATAATTGGATCTATTGGTTTCGTGTCAAAAGAGTGGACAAGTTGGACGTCTAGCACGTTGATTGACTTGAACACTAGAGCCGCCGTCATGGAAGCAGAAATCCGTAACACTAATGCTATGGTGTCTTTGAACAATGATATGTTGAAGTACCTGGTAAGCAATTCACGAAAGGCCAATTTAAATGATAAGCCGTGGTCAGATGTCGTTTCAAATCTCACGATCTCCGGAGAGGAGGGCTAATGTCAAAAAAAACAAAAACAAAAAAAGACGCTTGTTATCGCAAAGTCAAAGCCCGATACAAGGTATGGCCAAGCGCCTACGCAAGCGGAGCACTCTCGAAGTGTCGCAAGGTAGGGGCGGCCAACTGGGGAAACTCTACTAAGAAAGCGGCAACAGGTGGACTGATGACTTCAGTAGATAATCCTAAACGGCCTGCTAGAAATAGATACCGTGGCGGAGGCATAATTGCTTCTGGTTGTGGTTGCGTTGAAGAAACAAGACG